TTTCAACTCTTTTAATTAATAGAGTTCTATCTCCACCTTTTAATGGTAAATCACCAAGCAATCTTTTCTTGTCCCATTCAATTTGAAAATGATAAAAACTATAAAATCTATCATAAGGATTTCTGACTGTTACAAAATATTCATCACCAGTAATTCCTATTGAATTTAATCGTTTAATTGATGAGTGAACACCGTTATGTGTTACCTCATAATCAATAAAATTTGAATTTTTAAGAGCCTCAGTAATACTAGAACCACCACATTTTGGAGGGTGTATAAAAATTATATTGTGATTTTTTAATTTAAAGCTCATTCATATACCGGCCAATCTGTTTGAAAAGTTACATAATTTAATTGTATGCCTCTTCGTTCTACTTTAATATTTTTACCTTTATTCATACCATGCCATTTGTTAGGTCCATGAAATATATATCCATAATTATTCCAAAATGGTACAGTTTTTACCAACTCTAAATCTTCGTTGTATAAGTCTGTGCCTAAGTTAATATTTTCGCCTGTTTTGTTTACATAAATTAAGCTTGATATTAGTTTCTCTGGTATATCACAATGAGGTTTCAACCAAAATCCTTCTACATCATTCAATACTTCTAATCTTACAAATGAACCTTCAAAACCATCTTCATTACCAACCATCTTAGCAATATGTTTCCTTACAGGTACACTTCGCAAATCATTAATAAGTTTTGTGAGTTCAGGATACTTTTGATAATTGTCCTTTGTAATATATTCTCTTAGTTTATGGTTTTGTTTCTCAACACCTTTTACATAACCTGACCTTGTGCCATCATGCAAAACACCATCTCTAGTTACACTAGCGTTTCTAACCTCATCAATTTGTTCATCTGTTAAGATGTTTTCAATGATGAAATGTTCCCAAGGATTGTCTTGTAATTTACTTTTTTGTAAACTTTCTAATATCTTTACCATATATTTTCTCCATTCAAATGGCCATATGCTTGACCCGATTTCATTTCGGTCTCTGTAAATTGGGCACACATTAAAGATTTTACCCAATCTTCTCTATCGCCAGCATATAAGGGGTCTTTAATTTGGTCTAGTTCATCTAAACCTAAACTTACAGGATAAGCAGGTGAGTGTTCACTACAAAAACTAGGTATACCATTCATAACGGCATGTACAGCACACATAGAATGAAAAGACACCATAGCATAACAATCTTTTAAATCTTCGCTTAATGGTTTATCTACTTTATCTCCCCAATCTACTTTACCTTTAAATTTTTCTCTAATCACAATAGGATATGTTCTATCATACTTTGCAATCTTCTTAACAATGTCTTGTGTCCATTCATGTCTGTCTATACCATACCAAACGGCTGTATGATAACTAGGTGGTATAATTAGAATGTGTTTACCATTATACTGCCATGGTTTTGGTGTTAATTCGTCTTTGCATTTTTGATTAAGTCTTTCCATAAGTTTATCGTATCTTCTATCGACCTTATAAGACTTTTCTAAATAATTTTTTTGAGTATTGTTTTTACAGATACGATACCATCTATCGCCTGTGTCTGATTGTTGGTAGTCTTTCATAAAGAAGTATGGTTGGTCAAAGTAATACCAATCTCTCTTATCTGCAATGCAAACTTCTTGGACCTGTTTAGTTCCTCTTACAAGGCCTTGAAACACGACAGCCGTATCTTCAGGTATTTCACCATTCCATGTTGGCCAGCTGAAATCTAAAAATCTATCAGCGCCTTTACCTGGCGATTTATTATTTTCTTTTGGATTAAAAACTTCATGTTTATGTTTATCACAAAATGCCCTTACAAATGGTAATGAAGCTTTTTTAGTATCAAATAGATAAATTTTCATAACCAACCTTTTTAACATAATAACTATCTACAATATCAGATAATGGATTACCTGTCTTATCTGTATCAAGTATTTGTTTCAAATTGTATTCTGGCAATTCTTTCACAAATGCCTCATACATCATATCTTTGTCTGCATTACCTTTTCCAGTAGCACCTTTTTTAACAACACTAGGTACAACTGTGTGATAACCATACTCTTCTTCAAGTAAACGATATTTAAGAATACCACAATTTTCAGCAATTTGAAATACACCTCGGCCTTTTGAACCAAAGGAGTATCCTTCAATGAAAATAATTGGTTGATTTTGTTTGTAATCTGATAATAGGTCCATAACAAAATCTGATATATAAGTAAATCTTTCAATAGGGTCTTTCCATTCTTTATGTTCATAACCAGTTATATTTTCACCTTGTTTACCAATCCATTTCTTTTTACCTGTTAAGTAATGAAATGAAAAAGTACCACTTTTTATGTCGTCAATATGGACAGCTGGACTGGTTAAACTATAATCAATTCCAATCTTCGTCTTCCAAATCGTCTTCGTGTCGCTCTTCAATTTCTTCGTCATTTGATACCTCATGTCCACAAAATGGGCAAGTAAGTGGTTCTAAATCTTGCTCGTTAATATCCCATATTACGGTATATTTAGTTTCGCAGGAGGTACATGCTTTTTTTGATTTTTCCATTTGCATTATAGTTTAAATTTTTTGAATTGGTCTTTAGTTACATCTTGCTTAATGCCACCTATAACATAGGATTCAATTTCTGTTTCCTGTGGTGCATTTTGCATACCCTTACTGTTTAACCAATGGTCGACCCATGGTAAAGGATTTGTTTTTTGTTCGTACTGTGGTGTTAGGCCGATTGACTTCATTCTTCGGTTCGCCATGTACTCTACAAATTGGTGTAATAGTTTTTCTGATAGTCCAATCATACTTCCTTGCGAAAATAGATATGTTGCCCATCTTTTTTCCTCTTCTACTGATTCTTCGTACATCTTGTACACTTCTTTTTCACATTCTTTTCTGATTTTGATAAAGTCTTTATCATCATTTCTATCATGCCAGTTATTAATAATTGTTTGTGACATTGCAAGGTGTTGACTTTCATCTCTTGCAATCATAGAAATAATCTTAGCAGAACCTTCAAGTAATTTTAATTCACCAAATGCAAACGAACAAGCAAATGATACATAGAACCTTAGTCCTTCTAAGATGTTCACACTCACCATTGCAAGGTACATTTTCTTTTTAAGTTCTTGTAAATCAACTTTACTCTTATCAAGGTGCCATCTGTAACCCATTTCAATTAGGTCGTCATAAGTTTTTGTAACACTCTCAGCTCTTTTTTCAATCTTCTCATCTGTAAGAATAGTATCAAACACTTCACTAGGTTGTGAATAAAGATTTTTAATAATGTGTGTGTAACTTCTACTGTGAATTGTTTCCATGAAATCCCATGTAACAATACAACCTTCTAATTCAGGATTAGATACAAATGGTAAAAATGCTAAACATGGACCTCTACCTTGTACACTATCTAACATAGTTTGGTATTTTAGATTAGAAGTGAATATGAATTTTTGTTGGTCAGACAATTCAGCATAATCGTTTCTATCTTTTTGTAATGAAATCTCTTCAGGTCTCCAAAAATAACCTAACTGTTGTTGATTCAATTTATCAAAAATAGGATATTTCATATCACTATATTGTTGAACCTGTAGGTCTTCTCCAAAAAACATTGGTTGTTTCATTTGGTCTAATTTTTTATCTTTGTTAAATACACTTCTTGCCATTATTCTTTTCTTTCCTCTATATCATAAAAAAACTTATCGCTATCACCAGCTGTCCATTTTTGTTCACATTCTACACTATACTCTTTAGTGGACACATTGAAGTCTGGAAACTTCAACTCACTAGGAGTATAACTCTTATCATAAAATATCACTCTGTTGTTCGGTTGAGCTGCAAAGTAACCATTCTCTAATTTCAATATATTAAATGACTTATGTTGTGATGGTACTTCACTATAAGTCACATTTCTTTCTAAATTTGTTGAGTTAGCATTGTCTATTGTAAACATATACCAACCTTTATACCATTGTTTGCTTGGTGACAAATATTTACATTGATTGCCGATAAGCATTTGTTTTTCAATAATCGCAATATCATAACTAAAACAATCCCATAACTGCAATTCTGGTAATAATACTTCTCCTTTATAATCTTTTTTCCATACAAAAGCACTAATAGGTAACTTATCATACAAAGCACCGTACTCTGGTATATAAGTTTCAAAATATAACGCTCTGCCTTGTATCGACTTTGCTGTTACCCATACACCTTCAACTAACTCTCCGTGACCTTTTTGTCCATCATATAGATACTCTTTCTTAACATACACATCAACATGAGGTGTGTTAACACACAAATATGCCATATATTTCTTTCTATATTGTACAGCTATCGCAATCTTCTTCAATTGCTAAAGTTGTAGGTTTGGTTACTTCTACATTATCTTTCCAACCAACTGGATGTGTTGGTTCGTCAATATCACTTTTTGAATCATAAGTATTTTGATAATAAGAAGTCTTCCAACCTAGTTTATATGTAGTCAATAAGTCTTGTGCCATAACAGACACAGGTACTTGATTGTCTTCATAATTTTCTGGATTGTAAGACCAATTACCACTAATTGCTTGGTCAAAATACTTTTGCATTACTGCAACGATATTTATATATCCTTCATTTCCTTTCATGTCCCATAATAGAGTATAAAAGTTCTTTAATCTAGGATAATCTGGTACAACTTGTTTTAGTGTACCTTTCTTAGACTTCTTAATACTTAAATAATCTCTAGGTGGTTCAATGCC